ACCTGACCAAGGCCAAGGATCTTCTGGCCACGACAGGCAAGGACTTTGGCACCATCTACTTCTTCGACGGCAACACCGAGATCAAGGCTGTCGTGACGAAGAAAGTCGAGTGGGATCAAGGCATTCTGATGCAGGCGTTCAATGATATGAGTGCTGAGGACGCACAGCATTATGCCAAGATGACGCTCGCAGTCGATGAGCGCAAATACACCGCAGCGCCTCCCCATGTGCGGCGCATCCTAGAACCTGCTCGCACAACCCGTGTCGGCTCGTTCAGCGTCGATATCAAGGAGGAATGACATGGTGATGAAGATCATCTCCGCTGAAGAGCGGATGGCAGAACGTCGTGGGCACAAGATCGTCGTCTGCGGCAAGAGCGGCGTGGGCAAGACAACTCTTGCCCGCACCCTCGACAGCGACACGACCCTCTTCATGGACTTGGAAGCAGGAGATGCAGCCATCGAAGGATGGCCGGTGGATGTCATCCGCCCGCGCACTTGGCTTGAGTGCCGTGACTTCGCTTGCTTCCTCGGCGGGTTCAATCCGTCGCTTGGAGAAGATCAATCCTACTCCAAAGCACACTACGACTACGTCTGCCACCTCTACGGCGATCCCGAGCAGATGATGACTAAGTACGAAACACTCTTCATCGACTCGATCACTGTGGCAGGGCGTCTTTGCTTCACTTGGTGCTCACAACAAACTGAGAACCGCAACGAGCGCAGCGGCAAGCTGGACACGCGCGCAGTCTACGGAATGCACGGGCGTGAGATGATGGCGTGGCTCACACACCTACAGCACATTCGCTCGAAGAACGTGATCTTCGTCGGCATTCTCGACGAGTCTGTTGACGAATATGGCCGCAAGCAATACGACTTGCAGATCGAGGGCAACAAGACTGGCCGCGAACTCCCCGGCATCGTGGACGAGGTCATCACGATGGCGGTCATGACAGGTGACGAAGGCCCATACAGGGCATTCGTGTGCCAAACTCTCAACCAGTGGGGATACCCCGCTAAGGACAGAAGCGGCAGACTCGATGTGCTTGAAGAGCCGCACCTTGGGAAACTCATCGCAAAGATGGGGTCAGGGGCTCCCGCCGCTTCAAGACCTATGACCTTCATCGACCCCAACATCCAAAACCCTAGCGAAAGGAACTGACCATGCTTAACCTCAACGCAGTGCCCGCTGGCGAGCAGCGCGAGTTCGATCTCATCCCAGCCGGTGCTATCGTCCGTGCTATCATGTCCATCAAGCCGGGCGACATCAGCCTGCCCGAATACGGTCCGGGCAACTACTTTAAGGCCGCGCGCGAAACCCGCGCCAAGTGGATGGAACTTGAGTTCACCGTCATGGGTGGACCCTACGACCGTCGCAAGTTCTGGGACAAGGTTTTCGTCGATGGCGACAAGATCGGCACATCCGGTATGCCCGAGGCCAAGGAGATTGGCCTGCGCACACTCAAGGCACTAATCGACAGTGCCGCTGGCCTCGATCCGGCTGACATGTCTCCACAGGCCCAGCAGGCCCGCAACGTACCCGGTGTGGCCTCTCTCAATGGCGTCGAAATCTGCGCCAAGGTCGGCATCAAGAAGGGCACCAATGGATACCGCGATACCAACCGGCTGATGGTCGCCATGACCCCCAAGGATAACGGCTACTTGCCGCGCGATGGCGGTCAATATACACAGCATGTGATCGCGCAGTCTGCACCTCAGCAGCAGACATATGCGCCTCAGCCCATGCAGCAGCCGCAGATGATGACATCTGGCGCTGTCCCTGCGTGGGCCAAACGATAACGAGCGGCATGGCAACTCCAGCCTGCTAGACCGCGCCGGGGGACGCGGGCCGCTAATCCCCCACAACTCCTTCTAGCAAAAGGACCCCACAATGATCCTGCGTCCGTATCAGGAGATTGCCGTCACAGACGCCTGCAAGGCGCTCGACAAGCACGGCAACACCATCGTCGTTGCGCCAACAGGGGCAGGCAAGACGATCATGCTTTCAGCCCTCATCGGCAAACGGCACAAGAAGGACAAGCGCGTCCTCGTTCTCCAACACCGCGATGAACTGGTCGATCAAAACCGCACCAAGTTCCTCAAGGTCAATCCATACATCACCACCAGCATCGTCAACGGCACTGTCAAAGACTGGCAGGGCGACGCCATCTTCTCGATGGTCCAGACGCTCTCGCGCGAAAACAATCTCGCCAAGCGGCCCAAGTTCGACATGGTGGTCATCGACGAAAGCCACCATGCGGTAGCTGACACCTACCAGCGAGTGATCGACGCAGTCCGCGCAGACAACCCGAAAGCAGAAGTTGTAGGGTTTACAGCCACGCCCAATCGCGGTGACAAAAAAGGCCTGCGCAGCGTCTTCACCAACTGCTCGCACCAGATCGAACTGACCACGCTGATCCGCGAAGGGTTCCTCGTCCCGCCAAAGGCATACGTCATTGACGTAGGTGTGCGCGGCGAACTCGAAGGCGTCCGCAAGCTCGCCTCAGACTTCGACATGGACCAAGTCGAAGCGATCATGAACAAGAAGGTCATTAACGAAGCCATCGTTCAAAAGTGGGAAGAACTCGCTGGCGACCGCAAGACAGTCGTGTTCTGCTCAACCATCGCTCATGCCGAAGGCGTCTGCGAGGCTTTCGTTGAAGCTGGCATCAATGCCAAAGTCGTCACAGGCGACACACCAAAGGACGAGCGCAAGGAGATCCTGCACGATCTTGAGTTCGGCGACGTACAAGTTGTCCTCAACGTCGCAGTGCTGACTGAAGGCTTTGACGCTCAGCCCGTCTCGTGCGTCATTCTGACACGCCCGTGTTCCTACAAGTCTACCATGGTGCAGATGATCGGCAGGGGACTGCGCACAGTCGATCCTGAGATCCATCCGGGCGTCATCAAGAAAGACTGTGTTGTCATTGACTTCGGCACCAGCATCCTGACCCACGGGGAACTGGATGATGCCGTCGATCTTGATGGCAGTGAGGGGAAAGAAACCCTCGGCGAATCGCCAGAAAAACAATGTCCTGAGTGCAACTTCATCATCCCGCAGAACGCGCGTGAATGCCCCAACTGCGGACACTCCTTCCGTGCTTCAGAGAAGGAAACGCTCGTCCACTTCGAACTCACCGAAGTTGATCTCATCGCTAGGTCACCATTCCGCTGGATTGACCCGTTCGGCACTGGCGCTTGCAAGATGGCCACAGGATTCAACGGCTTCGGTATGGTTGTCGAAACCAAGGAAGATACCTGCATCGCAATCGTCAAAGCCCAAGGCGGCAGGATCCGTGTCGTGTCAATTGGCACAAAAAGACAAGCCACCGCAGCGGCAGATGACTTCCTGCGGGAGATCGAAGACAGCAGTGGTGCGAACAAGACAAAGCGTTGGCTCAGCCAACAGCCCAGCGACAAACAGAAAGAACATCTTGCCCGCCACGGCGTCGTGGTAGGCGCAATGAACTACTCTTGGGACCGCTACAAGGCAGCTTGCTGGCTAAGCTATCTCTGGAACAAGCAGAGCATCGATGCAATCATCAACAAAATGGGGTATACGAATGCAGCGTGATGAAATCCTAGACAAAGCCAAGGACCTCATAAACGGCGACCGCGCGCGCGACTACGGCGATGCACTCTCCATGCACCAGCGCATTGCTGACGGCTGGAATGTGATCGTCTGGCGCGCAATAGAGACGCACGGCAAGCTCACACCAGCACACGTCGCCCTGATGATGGACTGGCTCAAGACATCACGCATCCTCTTCACCCTCGAACACGCTGATAGCTGGGTGGACAAGGCCGCTTACAGCGCCCTCGGCGGCGAGATGGCCACTAATGGCAAGGATTGAAGTCCATATCGTCACGACAGTCCGAGAGCCATCCGGCGAAATCAAGGCATTCACCGACCCCGTGATGTGCTTTGTCGAAGACGACTACGACAAGGATCTCGTCGAAGAACGTGCAATCAAACTGCTAGACGAACACTGCGCCAAGTTCTCGCGGCACTACGACATCATGTATTGCACTGCCACTGTCTTCATCCGAGGCCAGTCCATGCTGTCGCTCAGCAACCTAAACAAAAACCTGCCAGCAAACGTAGTGCCACTACATAGCCCGGACAGAACCCCATGACAGACAACCCGTTCCAAACCAACATCCCTAGCAACGTGACACGAAACGGACCCTTCGAAGAACTGACGTTCCTGTTCGGCAAGTTCGGATGGGAAACCAGACTGTGCGACCTGACAGAGAAGCAAGTCATCAGCCTGATATACGGCCTGCAAGAAGCAAAACGAATTGAGGATGAGCATGACCTCGCCAACATCGAGCGCGCCTACGTTGAGTCAACTGGCGCTTGGCCAATTACAAGTATCCCGTTCTAGCGACCCTAGAGCCGAACAAGTGTCTGCACTCGTCGATCAGGCAATGCTGGTCGAACAAGATGCCAAGCCGCGCCGAGCCTACATCGGCGCTTCCTCCTTGGGCGACGAATGCTCGCGCAAGATCCAATATCGATATCTCGACGCACCCATCGATCCAGAGAAAAAGTTCCCAGCAAAGACCCTGCGCGTTTTCGCCCTTGGCCACATCCTTGAAGACGAGATGGTAAAGCTACTGCGCCAAGCAGGGTTCGATCTCCGTGTGCAGGACTCCCAAGGCAAGCAGTTCGGCTTCTCCATCGCTGACGGACAGATCGCAGGGCACATAGACGGGGTCGTCTGCGGCGGTCCCAATGTCATCAGCTACCCGTGCCTCTGGGAGAACAAGACAGCCAGCGACAAGAAGTTCAACGAGTTCGTTAGAGTGGGGGTTAGCCGGGCTAACCCTACATATGCCGCGCAGATAGCCATCTACCAAGCCTACATGGATCTCACAGAGCACCCGGCACTCTTCACAGTGGTCAACAAGAACACCTCCGAGATCTACTATGAACTCGTGCCCTTCGATGCTGAACTGGCCCAGCGCATCAGCGACAAGGCAGCAAACATATTGACCGCTTCAAAAGCGAGTGACATTCTGCCCCGCATCGCTCAATCGCCCGATTACTTCGCCTGTCGGATGTGCGAGTTCCAGAAGACGTGCTGGGCAGATCAATAAAAAAAGGCGGGACCTAAGCCCCGCCAGTCGCCCCAATCCTAGCAGATGAGAGTGCGAGAACAATATAATGTCAATCATCCCCTTTGGCAACACAAGATCTAGCGGGGACAGGAACCTAGCCCAGCTAATCAGCGAGCGTGTGCCGCGCTCAACCCAACTGGCAGACCTGCTCAGCACCTATCCCAACGGTCGCCGAATCGGCGAACTGTTCATGATCGGCTCGCTCAACGGCGAAGCTGGCAAATCACTCAAGATCGACATCGCCCTGCACAGCCCGCACTTCATGCAAGGCTCAGACTTCGCTCTCGGCGATGGCGTGGGCGGGATCACCAAAATCCTCATGGAAGGTCGCGGATGGTCCATGAAGGATGTCGTCGATTATTACCAAAGCTACCTCAACGATGTAGCGCCCCGTGTCGCGCCGCCAGAAAACCCGATCAGACCACCAGAGCCGCCACCGCCACCTCGGCAGATCGACATCAATACACCCCACGATGGCGAACATCTCTACACTTCCGTAGACGGCGAGATCATCTGTATCGTGCGGCGATACATCGCACGAGACGCTGAAGGCCAGCCAATCCTCGGCGCTGACGGCAAACCAAAGAAAGAGTTCCGGCAGTTCTCTCAGGGTAGCTCATACCCGAAGATGCCTGACATCCGGCCACTCTATAATCTCCCCAACCTCAACGGCGCTGACCGCATCATCTGGGTCGAAGGCGAGAAGTGCGCCGACGATCTTAACCGCTTAGGCTATGTCGCTACCTGCACACTCGGCGGGGCAGGAATGCTCTCGCCCAAGTCTGCCCCCAGCTACGACTTCTCCCCACTGCAAGGCAAAGAACTGGTCATCTGGCCAGACAATGACACGGCAGGGGCCAAGGTCGCCAAGCTGGTGCAGGAGTTGGCCTCAAGAGCAGGAGCCCGCTCCATCACGATGCTAACGCCTCCCAGAGGCAAGCCAGAGAAGTGGGACGCTTCTGACGCAATCTCAGAAGGTTTTGATATCGCAGCCTTCGTCAATGCGCCGAACAAGGCTACCAAAAAGCCCATCAACCTGCTCGATAACTCACTGCTCATTTCTGAACAATTCAGAGGCCCAGCACCCGAGCAACGCTTTCTGATCGACGGCACTCTGCCCCTCGGCGTTCCAGTCGTCTTTGCCGCAGCGGGCGACAGCGGCAAAGGCATGATGACGCTCGACCTCGCCATGAAGATCGCTTCCGGCAAAGCCCTACAATTTGCCTTCGGAGGTCTCGTCTCCCATTTTGGGAACGTCGTTCTCCTCTGCGCCGAGGACGACAAGGACGAAATCCATCGCCGCATCGAACGACTAGATCCGCACGGGGAGCGGTTCAGTTACGAGCACAAACTCTACATCATCCCGCTGCCGAACCTCGGTGGCGTGTTCCCGATCATGGTCAAGGTCGATAACTCCTACGCCATGGGCGATGAGTTCCTTCGCCTCTACGAGCAAATCCTGCAAATCGAAAACCTCGCTTTCTTCGTCGCCGACCCGCTCGCTTCCTTCGTCCATGCTGATGTCAACGCAGATCCAGCAGCAGGGGCGGCGTTCATGGGTATGCTCGCCCAAATCGCTACCGAGACAGGCTCAACCGTGATGGTCAACCATCACATGTCAAAAATCAAGGATAGCGAACCTATCACCACCCCAGAACAAGCGCGCAACCTCATCCGTGGCACCTCAGCTATCGTCGATGGCGTTCGCGCTGCCTTCGCCCTCTGGCAAGTCGAAGAAAAAACAGCCCGCGAAGTCTGCAAATTCCTCAACATCCCATTCTCCCGAAACATCTGCTTCGATGGCGCAGTCGTGAAATCCAACGGCCTAGCCAACCGAAACATCCGGCACTTCATCAGAGACCCGAACACAGGCCTGCTCATCGACCGCAGCGTCGAACTGCTCACAGCCCAGACCTCAAGTGGCAATACCGACATGCGCCGCAGTGCCCTCATCGGCTTCATCGGTCTGCGCGAGGACAACGGTGAAGCCGTCATGATGACAGGCCGCAACGGCGTCCACGAGGTCATCCAGACCATGGCAGACGACCACCTCTTCATCCGAGCACTCAAGCCGTGGTCCAAGTCAACTATCAAAACCGAACTCGACTACCTGCTCGCCACAGGTCAAGTCATTCTCAAAGCCCTCACGCCAAGCGGCGCAACCAAATTCCTCGGCGTCCCCGGTGGCCCACTTTCCCGTGGCGAATACCAGCCAACCACCGCGCGAGATAATGCTTGACTATCGTGGGATAACTTGCTAAGTTTCCCACACTAGCAACATATAGGAGACGAACATGACCAAGCAGTTCTTGGGTGTCCTCAACAAGAGGGACGAAAAGCCCACGCTCGAACAAGCACAAGCAATCATCGGCGGATGGATCGAGATGATTACCGTCGGCGACATGCAGATCATTTTCGACGAAGAAGGCCTGATCAAGCAGCTACCGATCAACGAAAAGGCAAGCGAGATGTTTGGCAGGCCGCTCTACGGACCTGTCCTCATCCTCGAAAACGAAGCTCGGTTGGACTGACCATGCCGCTCGATGAGAACACAACCAAAGGCCTGCAACGCATACAGGCCATAGCCGACATCATCTTCAACGATCCAAAGACACCATGGAACAAAGATCGCGCCATGATGATCCAACGGATCGTTGAAGCCATCCAGAACGGAGAAGACCTGCATGACCCCGCTGACTGATGCCACCGTCCTCATAACCGGCGGCACAGGGTCATTCGGACAAGCCTTCGTCAAGCGCATACTGAACACATGCCCCAAGCGCGTCATCGTCTACTCACGAGACGAGATGAAGCAATGGGAAATGGCGAAGACGCACCCAAGCGTCAAATACTTCATTGGAGACGTTCGTGACCGCGAGCGTCTCCATCTCGCCATGCGCAACGTCGATTACGTCATCCACGCAGCAGCGATGAAGATCGTCCCGTCCGCAGAATACAACCCGTTCGAGTGCATCAAAACCAACGTCATAGGCGCAATGAATGTCTGCGGCGCAGCTACAGCCTGCGGCGTCAAGAAAGTCATCGCCCTCTCAACCGACAAAGCATCAGCGCCCATCAATCTCTACGGCGCATCCAAACTCTGCTCAGACAAACTCTTCATCGCCTCGAACTCCTACAGCAACACGACATTCTCTGTCGTGCGCTACGGCAATGTCATGGGATCTCGCGGATCAGTCATCCCACTCTTCCAATCCATAGATGACGATACGCTCCCCATCACAGACAAGAAGATGACCCGCTTCATGATTACCCTAGAGCAAGGCGTCGATCTCGTCATGCACGCCTTGGAAGACAGCATCGGCGGAGAGATCTACGTCAAGAAAATCCCGTCCATGCGCGTCACCGACATCGCCAGAACAATCAAGCCCAAGTGCTCGTTCAAAGTCATCGGCATCCGGCCCGGCGAAAAACTGCACGAACAGATGATCGGTCAGGAAGACGCAGCCTACACCTACGAATACAAAGATCACTTCAAAATCCTGCCAGCCATCTACGACTGGCACAACGATCCTGAACGCATCAAGGACGGCAAACTCGTCGCGCCAGACTTCTCCTACACCAGCGACAAAAACACAGACTGGATGACGCCCGCTCAACTCAAGCAATGGCTCAAGTCATGATCCCATACAGCACTCAATACATCGACCAAGATGACATCGACGCAGTCGTCAATGTCCTCAAGTCGCCTATGCTCACCCAAGGGCCAGCAGTCGAACAATTCGAAAAAGATGTATGCCAAGCCGTCAACGCACACTTCGGCGTGGCCATGAACTCAGCCACATCAGCACTGCACGCAGCCTGCAATGCCCTCGGCATGAAGCAAGGCGATGTCGTATGGGTCAGCCCCATCAGCTTCGCAGCGACAGCCAACTGCGTCCTCTACACAGGCGCAACAGTGGACTTCGTGGACATCGACCCAGATACTTACAACATGTCCGCAACAGCACTCGAAGAAAAGCTCATCAAAACCAAAGTCGCGCCAAACTTCATCATCGTCACCCACATGGCAGGAATGCCTGCCGACATGAAAGCCATCAACACATTCGCACGCACAGTCGGCGCACGAATCATCGAAGATGCCGCCCACGCACTCGGCGCAATCCAGCACCTAAGATGCCCAGTGGGAGCCTGCCGATACTCAGACATCACCGTCTTTAGCTTCCATCCCGTCAAACCCATCACCACAGGCGAAGGCGGAATGGCAGTCACCAACATCAAATACATAGCCGACAACATGCGTATGTTCCGCAGCCACGGCATGAACAACGGCAAGCAAGTCATTCTCGGATACAACTACCGCATGAGCGACATGGCCGCAGCACTCGGATCATCCCAACTGCCCAAGCTCAATAACTCCATCAAAATCCGCGACGGCCTAGCCGACATCTACTTCGCAGAACTCACCAACGTCAGGCACCAAGCCAAGCAAATCCAATCAACCACATCTCACCACCTCTATGTCATCCGGCACGAGAACGCAGACAACATCCAAGGCGCACTCATCAACGCAGAATACCGATCACCAACCCACTACAAACCTATCTACTACCATCAATACTACCTCGAAAAACTCAACTTCCCCTACGGCCTCTGCCCAGAAGCAGAGTCATACCACAACGAAGCCGTAACCCTGCCACTCCACCAAAAACTCACCAAAGAGCAACAAGACCAAGTCATCAGCATCGTGAAGGCAAACACATGACGATCTGCATCATCCCCGCACGCGCAGGATCCACACGCATCCCGAGCAAAAACACCAACGACTTCCTCGGAAAGCCAATCATCGAACACGCCATCCTCACGGCGCAAGTCTCTCAATTGTTCGAAGACATCATCGTCACAACCGACGACGAAAAAGCTATCGCCATCGCCAAGCGCAACAAAGTCACCGTCATCCGCAGACCCGAAAACCTCTGCGACGATAGCACCAGCACTAAGACCGTCATCGCGCACGCAATCGAAGAAATCGGATGCCAACACTTTGAACCAGTCTGCTGCCTCTACGCAACAGCAGCGTTCACAACGCCCAAGATCCTCACCGAAACCTACAAACTGCTCGTCTCGTCAAACGATGCCGCCTTCATCATGGCAGCAGTCGAATACGCACACCCAGTCGAACGATCCCTACATCTCATGAAAGACGGCCATGTCATACCGCGCTCCCCCGCAGCCATTAGCCAACGAACACAAGACCTGTCAAAGTCCTACCACGATGCAGGCCAACTCTATTGGGCAGCAACGCACGTCTGGCTCTCAGAGACGCCCATCATCAGCGTCCACACAAAAGCCTACATCATGCCACGCCATACCATCGACATCGACGAACCCGCAGACTGGATCGCAGCAGAGGCACTGCACAAGCCATGGTAAAACTCATCGCAGAAATCTCTGGCAACCACCGAGGCAACATCGGATACGCCAAGGAACTCATCAAAGTCTGCGCCGCTAATGGCGCAGATGCGGTCAAACTCCAAGCCTACACGCCCGATACCATCACCCTCAATGCACGAACTCCCGACTTCATGGTCGAGTGGAGAGGCGAACAAATCAGCCTGCACGACCTCTACACCAAAGCCCACACGCCATTCGAATGGTTCCCTGAACTCTTCGACTACGCGCGCAAACTCAAAATCTACATCTTCGCATCCGTGTTCGACAAAACCTCCGTCGATATGCTCGAACAACTCAACTGCCCAGCCTACAAAATCGCGTCCTTCGAAATCGTCGATACCCCGCTCATCGAATACGCAGCT